TAAAAAATTTGGTGATAACAACGCCCCTATAACTAACATTAATTGGAAAATGACCGTTAACCCAACAACTGGTGAGTGGACGGGTATTGGAACTGTTGCTGGAAACACCACTAATCTTTGGTATCCGCAACGTACTGGTGTAAGAGAAACTGCAGGTCAACCTGTACAAGCCATGTCTAATGTTACAAATGAAGTTATTCAAGCTGCTCAAACTGCAGCAACAACAGCAATTGCTACGGCAAACGCTTTAGCAGATACAGCAACAGCAACCGTTGCTACAGCCGTTACTGCTCTTCAAACTCCTGTTCAGCCCGCGCCCGAGCCATCACCTGAGCCCACTCCGACTCCCACACCCACACCAGAACCAACACCAGAGCCAACACCAACACCGCAGCCAGAACCAACCCCAACACCAATCCCAGAACCAACTCCGACACCTGAACCTACTCCTCAGCCTCAACCTCAGCCGACTCCAACACCTGAGCCAACTCCCGCACCGCAACCAGAACCAACACCACAGCCGCAACCAGAGCCGACACCACAGCCAGAACCACAACCCGAACCTTCACCTGAACCTGCTCCTAATCCTGAACCAGTTCCAACCCCGCAACCAGAGCCGACTCCTCAGCCTGAACCGCAGCCTGAACCTCAACCTGAACCAACTCCTGAACCTGTGCAGCCACCAACCCCAGAACCCGAGCCTGAGCCTGAGCCAGAGCCAGAACCTGTTCCTGAGCCGACTCCAGAGCCTGAACCAGAGCCTGAGCCTGAACCTGAGACACCATCAGAGCCTACCCCTGAGCAGCCCACAGAAGAGCCAGAGACACCCACAGAAAACCCAGAAGAACCGGTAGAGCCCGAATCACCAGTCGAAGAGCCCGAGGCTCCCCTTGAACCCGGTACACCTGAGGAAACAGAACCACAACCAGAGTCACCAGAGCCAGAGCAAGAAAATCCGTCCACAGAACCATCAGAACCTCCTATTGAAGAAGCCCCAACTGTAGCAGAAGCTGTAACGGAGGCGTTAGCCGATGGGAAGTTAACTGCTGAAGAAAAGGCTGTTGTTGCTGAAGCTCTTATTGCATCTGTTGCTCCTGGAGAAGCAGTCACTGCTGAAGCAATAAAAGAAGCAGGGCTTGAATATAAAGACCTTCCTGCAGAAACTCCAGTCGAGGTTAGGAAGGATGAGAACGGTAACGAAGTTATAATTACAGCAGACGTTGCTGCGGCTCTTGTTTTATTAGAGAACCCATCAGAATTAATTGGCGCAATATTTAGCGACCCTGGCGAAGCATTACAAGCACTTGGAAGTATCGGTGCTGATATGAGTCCAGAAGAACGTGAAGAAGCACAAGAAATGGTAGTTGCTGCTGTTGTTGCAGCAGGCGCTGCTATGAATGCAGTTGCAGCTGCAGCAGGTACCACAGGTGGCAGCACTGGTGGTTCTGGAGGTAGCGGCGGAAATTCTGGAGGCGGAGGCGTCTCTGGAGAATTAAAAGGATATAGGAGACGTAAACCTTGAGAATCATAAGAGACATGATTGACCAACTATGGACACTGCTTGGCATGTTCATTGCATGGGTAGTACTAGACGGTTCAGCAAAAACAGTCGTCGGATACGCAATTATTGGAACTCTTGTTGCCTGGGCAGTTACGTATCCACTACGAAACCCTAAGGATGAAGAATGAAATCAATTGGAAATATTATTTTAAGAATTGTCGCTACTTTTGCAGCTAGCGGTCTTTCAGTTATTGGTGCCGGAGCTATTGCTGGTGTTGACACTATTACAGCTGTAACTGTTGCTGGTCTTACAGCAGTTGCTGCAGTTGTTGAAAAACTAGCTCGTGGCTTTATGAACGACGGAAAACTTGACCTTGACGAAATCAACGCTGCATTTGCTGCAGTTGATACAAAGGCAAAGAGTGCAGCTGACCTTCAGGTAGAGGCTAAGCAAAACGGAACTGACATCACAATCAGTGCTGCTGGAGCGGTAACTTACGCAGCAGCAACTAAGCCAGACGGTCAAGTTCCTGAAGAACAACCAGTTGATGAAGATTGGGCTAAGGAGGACAAGTAATGGCAGACCAAGGAACAGCAGCACGACTTATTGAAGTCGCTACCGCAGAACTAGGAACCATTGAAGGTCCTAAAGATAACGAAACAAAGTACGGCGCTTATACCAAGGCTAACTTTCAGCCGTGGTGTGGGTCATTCGTAAACTGGTGCGCTAACGAAGCTGGAGTAAAGGTACCTAATACCGTTTACACCCCAGGCGGAGCAGCAGCATTTAAGAAAGCTGGCGCATGGATTGATGGAGACATCGCAGACCCAGAACCAGGAGATATCGCCTATTTTGATTTCCCCTCAGACGGTGTCGATAGAATTTCTCACGTAGGAATTGTTATCAAGGACAACGGCGATGGCACAGTTTGGTGCATCGAAGGAAACACTAGCCCAGATGAAAAGGGTAGCCAACGTAATGGTGGTCAAGTTTCTAAGAAACTTCGCGCCTTTAAGAAAAACCCTAAGAAGGTTCAAATCTCAATCGTTGGTTTTGGTCGCCCAAAGTTCAAGGGAGCATCTGCAGCCCCAGCTGCTGCAGCCCCAGCTAAGTGCCCAACCTGCGGTAAGTAAATGGATGATGCTGACCGCATAAAGCGCTGGACATGCGCTTTATGCGGAAAGCGCTATGTAGTTCCGGATTTAGCAAGAATGTGCGAAGAGAAGCACTTAGAATAATCGCATGGCTTACGCTGACGGGCAGTGCGATAAAGAACCAGTATTTAGCTGGGAAGACTTTATTGACCCAATCAGTGGGGACAGAGCCCCTACTAAGGGAAAGGAACTAGATTATGCCTAGAAGCGGATTATCCTCTGGAGTTTCAGACAGCGGCGGATTGAAAGCATTGATGGCCGGTATTGGAAGCGGACGTCAATTTGTAAGCGTTAAAGACCAAATGAAGTTGATGTCGCATCAAGCGGAACTTCAAGACCAGTTAAATGCAAACGCTCAAACTTATACCAATCAAGGTAAGACTCGTGAAGCAGAGCTAGGCGACGTTCGTGCAACTAGAGATACTGCACGTATGACGTTTGGCCGTGAACATCAAGCAGATTTATTTACAAGATTCCGCGGAGCTAATCCAGAAGTAACAGATTACGACATGGATGCAAAAGGTGGATTTAGAACAAAGATGGGCGCCATGGCATTTCCTTCTGGAGATGTAAAGCCTTTTGGTGGAGACGATACTCCAAAACCAAAGAAACCTGGCGGACCGCGCAACACTGTTAAGAAGATTCAATCTCGTGTAGATAGTGGAGAACTAAGCCCTGCAGAGGCTGCTAACACATATAGAAATTATGCTGCACATGTTGGAAGAGACAAGGCAGATGATTGGGCGGGTAAGCCGCCAGCACCAATAAGAGAAGGTGTTGAATACGTTGCTGGTGTAGGAAGTTCTCGTCAATTTACAACAGATAGCGCTGGAACAACTACAGCACCTACAGCATCTTCAACTCCAAAACGTACTCGTACTCGTAAGGCAGGAGCGTCTAGTGGCACAGCGTCGCAAACAAAACCAACGTCGACAACCCCAACCACTACGACAGGAACCACTACCCCAATCAAATAAGGGTAGAGAGTTTCGAGATTCGTTAACAAGGGCAACTGGGGCAATTGATGCAAAACACACTCAAGCGTTGCAGTGGAGCCGATGGTCGCCATGAGAGCAACTGAATTTAAAGAACAGGCTCTTAATGTTCCTAACACTGTTAAAGATAGTCGTTTTGGAATACGAAACTTGCCTGTCAGTACCGAAGAACCAACGATGTTTTCGTACGCAACTCCGGGACGCGGAGTTAATGGAGAAAGTAGCAACTAATGGCTAAATCAGAAGCGTGGACCCGTAAAGAGGGCAAAAACCAAAAAGGTGGCCTCAATGAAAAAGGCCGTAAGAGTTACGAACGAGCAAACCCAGGCAGTGATTTAAAGCCCCCTGTAAAAAAGGAACAAGCTGCTAAATCTAAAAAGTCTGCTGCTCGTCGTAAATCCTTCTGTGCACGCATGGAAGGAATGAAAAAGAAAAACACGTCTAGCAAGACTGCAAGGGACCCCAACAGTAGAATTAACAAGTCCCTCCGCGCATGGGACTGCTAACCCATCTCTAGAGAAAAGGTACTTTAATGGCAACAGATTCATCAGGTCAGCAAGCCGTTGACTTTGTATGGGGTAACTTCCCTATGCAACCAAACGACGACCGCACCGATGGAGGCTCTACTGTAGTTGTAGCTGCTGATGCAGCTCAGAACTACGATTGGAGCGGATACTCCGTCTATGCAAGCGCTCGTCTTGACGCAGCTCTTGACAACCACGCAAATGCGGAAGCAGGTTGGTCAGGATACCCAGCATTTACTGCTGGAGCAGGAAACTACATCATTACAGCAGTTGAAGGAAACGGAACAACCGTTACGTACACTTCACAGAACAATCTTGCTGTTGGAGATGTTGTAAACATTACTGGACTTTCAGCATCTGCATACAACTTGTCTTCAGCGACAGTTGCAACAGCAGACAAGTTAAAGTTCACAGTAACTAACGCAGCAAACGCTGGCCTTATTACAGGTCAGTATGGAAAGGTTCAGTCAACTACTGCTCTTACAGCAGCTGATGGCGTTGGACTTGGAAATATCATCGTTCCAGATGTTCGTGGTCTAACCACTGCCTTGGCACTTGATGCTCTTAAGGATGCTGGTTACGAAGCTGCAAACATCACTACAGCTACAGCAGCTACAAACACACGCACAGATGTAACTCGCTTTAACGCTACAAGCGCTACTGCAGCGGTTATTTACGCTACAAGCGCACACACCAATTACCCAACAGGCACCAAGGTCACACTTGTTGCAGGAACACCAGCTGGCTCAAGCCCAGTCAACCTTCCAGCATACGCACTTGGTACTTGGACAGTTACCGGTTCTGCAGGTGCAGGTCAGATTACCGTTTCAGGTTCTGGCTTCACAGTTGCAGACACAACTGGTATCAATGCAACTGGAACACTTGGTGGAGCAAACGGCACCATCCGTGTTCAGAGCACAGCTGCCAACGCAGCTGGTGTTGCTACAACTGCAACAATTACAATCACCCCTTGGGCAACAGCATCTTAGTAGCCTAATAAAAAAGCCCCCAGCCTTTTGGCCGGGGGCTTTTTTATTTATGTATTAAATTTTGGGAAACAGTTCATAGAACTGCTCAAATCGTTCTCCATTGTTCTGGCCTGGATGTATTTTCCAGGAAGACCAGTCTTCGCCACCATTAGTCATGTGAAACGCAATCTCTGCGTTAGTAACTGGGTCGAAGAGTTGCTTATTTGATTGTAGGTCGAATTTCTCCCTGCGGTCCTCTCCTAATGAACCAAGCATGTTGATTTGGAAGATTCCGTATGAGTTGTCGCCAGTACTTAAATCGCCGTTAAACGCTTTAGGGCGACCATTCGATTCTTTCATAGCAACTGCCCAAGCAGTCCTGAGGGCCTTTCCCTCAAAACCAACTGCTTTAAGCAGCGATTTTAGTTCCGCTTCGTCAAGTGACTTAGCGTTCCTAAACTCGTCAAGCGGGTCCACTTTTACTGTAACTGTTGTGCCGTCTTGGATAGCCGGTCCAGTGTTAGCAGCAAGAGCGTGTGGTAATGCACCGAGTACTAGTCCGTACACCGATATAACCGCCACCGTTGCTATGTTCTCTCTGATATTAAGCATTGCTGCTCCTCTCAGTTAGGAAAAGCGCCATTTCTGGCGCTTCGCAAGGTCTAGGAAACCAAAGAAGTACAGCTCGTGTCAAGTTGAACAAGAAATTAATTTTTTAACAGTACAAATAAACTGCGTGTCGTGTATAAATAGCACTTAATATTATTTAATATTATCCGAGATATTAATATGGACAACATTTTGTGACTCATCTCACATT